GATGATCTGGTAGCTGCTGTTAATGCTGAAACCCTGGCAGACATAAGAGCTGGTTATTCTACTAACAATGCCTTCTATATTCTGACATTGCCTGTAACTGGAATCACTTATTGCTTTGATCTCAGAAACACTCTCCCTAACGGGGCTGCTAGAGCTACTACTTGGACTCTTGTCCCTAGAGCCTTGTTCTCTACCCGATCAAAAGAGTTCTTGATGGGTTTTGCTGGGTTTGTGGGCTATTACGCAGGTAATTTGGACAACACCAGCACCTATCGGATGAGTTATTACACTAACTACTTCGATCTAGGTTCTCCCACAGCTATTAAGATCCTGAAGAAGATTAGTTTCACCATCATCGGTGGTAATGGCGCTGATGTGGTTCTTAAATACGGCTTTGATTATAGTTCTAACTATAACTCTCAGTTCCTTCAGTTAGGAGATGTTAATCCTGCTGAGTATGGTATCGCTGAATATAACATCGGTGAGTATACTTCCGGTATTATATTTGATAATCAAAAGGTTCAAGTTGGTGGGGCTGGTAATGTTATTCAATTAGGTATTGAAACAATCATCAGTGATTTTGAGCTTTCAATTCAAAAACTAGACGTATTCTGTAAAGCAGGAAGGACTCGGTAATGAGTAACTATGTAAAGAGCACAAACTTTGCTACCAAGGATAGCCTAGCATCAGGTAATCCTGCGAAGCTGGTTAAAGGAACAGAACTCAATACAGAGTTCGATAATATTGCTTCAGCAATCACCTCTAAAGCAGATGCTTCTGGCGCTGTTTTGACGGGTACTGCTACAGCGGTTAACTTAACGGTATCTGGCACGTTCACTGCCACCGTAGACGGAGGGACTTACTAATGGCACTCACACCAGAAGAACAAAAGGCAGTCAGTGGCCTGCTTAGTGGGGGCGTTGGTGCTCTCGGTACGCTAGGCGCTGCTCAGTATGCAGCTAATCAGCAGAATCAACTAGCTAACAACCTTCTGGCTACGGGTCAGCAGGCTGCTCAAGCTGCTCAGTTCCGTCCTGTTGGTGTTACCTCCCGGTTTGGCACTAGCGGCTTCACCTATGATGACCAGGGTAGGCTCACTGGTGCAGGTTATCAGGTAGCTCCTGACGTTGCTGCCATGCGTGAGCGTTTGCTCGGTCAGGCAGGTACTAACCTAGAGCAAGCCACTCAAGCTGCTGGTCAGATCGCCCCTGTGGGCGCTGCTGCTCAGAGTTTGTTTAATCTCGGTCAGGGATACCTTGCAGAGTCTCCGCAAGCGGCTGCTCAGCGAGTGATGCAACAGCAGCAGTCTTTGCTGCAACCCGGACGTGAGCAACAGTTGGCTCAGTTGACCAACCAACAGTTCCAGCAGGGTCGCCTTGGTCTAGGCGTTGGTGGAACCTCTGGTGCTGGCGGTAGCGTGGCTATGGGTGCTTCTAACCCGCAGCTTCAGGCTTACTACAATGCTTTGGCTCAGCAGGATGCTCAGTTGGCTGCTAACGCTATGCAACAAGGTCAGCAACAGACTAGCTTCGGTGCTGGTTTGTTTAACACTGGTGCTAATCTGCTTGGTCAGGTTCCTGCCTATCAAGTGGCTGCTCTGGCTCCGTACACTCAGTACCTCACTGGTGCTAGCACTGCTGAAGCTTTGGGTCAGAATCCGTTGGATGTGTCTACCAAGCTGGGGGCACAGCAGTCCACCTCCGGTGCTCAGGTTGCTAACATCCTGAATACTGCTGCTGCAAGGGCTTATACTCCTGCTCAGCAAGCTGCTCAGATGAAGCAACAAGCTATCACTGGTGGTATTGCTGGTTTGACTGATCCGGTAGCTAAATTGATTGCTTCTTTTGGCAGCACTTACACAGGAAGCCCAACAGGTAATACCTTTGATTGGTTAAACCTTAACAATATTCAACCTCAAGATATGTCAGTCTATTTTGATGAGAATGGCGATCTTATCACTGGTTATGATTAAGGAGTAATGATGGCTACAGCAGATCTTTCTGGACTCTTTGGCGGTGTATTAACGCCTGAAGAGCAACAAATGCAAATGACTGAAGCTCGTGCAGCTCAGTTTGCTAAACTTGATCCTTCTCAGCAGTTGGCTTTCATGGGCTACAAAGCCGGTGCTAATCTCGGTCAAGGGCTGGCACAGGCCGCAGGCGTGGACATTCAAGACCCTGCCATCAAACGTGCTACTCAGCTTCGTCAACTGGCTCAGGACTTAGATGTTACTACGACTAACGGTCTAGCTCAATATGCTCAACGTCTTCAACAGGCTGGCTTTAATGCCGAAGCTGCTCAGTTAGGTCAAGCAATTACTGCTCGCCGTCAACAAGAGACTCAATCAGCTCTAACAGCCATGAAGACTTCTCGTGAGCTGCAAGCCTATAGCCGTGAGGATAAACTACAAGCTGAGCTGGCTGCTTTGCCTGAAGGAGCTACCGAAGACGATATTCTTAAAGTCTTGCGTATGTATGGTGATCCTAAGGCTGCAGTTGCTGGTCTTGAGCGTAGCGCAGTCAAGAAAGCTGAGATTGAAGCTAAAGCTCAGTTGGAAAGAGAAAAAGCACAACTCCGTGCTGATGAGAAAGAGCGTGATCGTGCATTCAAAGAAGAAATGATTCGTCTTCAGGCTTCCTTGCGCCAGTCTAATTCTGATGTGCAAAGACAATTAATTCAAACTCGTATAGACGCACTAAACGATAAAAAACAAGAGAAAATAGATAAGCAAATTGCTGCCGCTGAAAGTGCTGTCGGAGCAGCAGATCGTATTGTTGGTAAGGTTGATGAAGCCCTGCCGCTTGTGTCTGGCCTTACAACTGGTTTGGGTTCTGTAACTTCATTTATTCCAGGCACTTCTGGCGCTAACCTACGAGCTACTATTGAAACGATTAAAGCTAACCTTGGTTTTGATCGTCTTCAGCAGATGCGTGATGCTTCTCCCACCGGTGGTGCATTGGGTCAGGTTGCTGTTAAGGAATTGGATGCTTTGCAAGCCTCAGTATCTTCTCTAGACTTGAATCAATCTCCTGATCGTCTTCGTAATAACTTGGAACAAATCAAGACTCATTATTCTCGCTGGCGGCAGGCCGCTACTGGCAAACTCCCAGAAGAAAAGCGTACTGAACCAGGAGCTGGTGCATTGACTCCTTCGACTGCCCCTGCAACACCTACGGCTGGTGGTAAGCAGACCAGCAAAGGTACGAAGTACACCATCATTGAATAAGGATAGATATGCCTACATACATGATTGAGGGCAAGAAAGTCCAAACTGATACTCCGTTGACTGACGCAGAGATTGACGAGATTGCAGCGTCAATTAAACCTACCCAGGCTCCGTCTACAACGGATCAACTGAAACGTCAGGCAGGCTTGACTGCTCGTACAGCTATCGAAGCTGCCTCTGCGCCTGTGAATGCCGTAGCTGACTTTCTTGCTGGCGCTTATAACCTAGGTGCTCAGGCGCTAGGTTCTGAGAGTAGGGTTCCTACCATGACTCAGGTTCAGCAACGTGGACTGACTCAGATGGGTCTGCCTACGCCTGAGACAACCGCTGAGAAAGTGGCTCAAGGAGGCGTAGCAGGTCTTATGGGAGCCGCTATCCCCGCTGCTGTAGCTCCCAAGACTATCCTAGGAGCTGACTTGGCTCGTGCTCTTCCTGCCTCTGTTGCGGCTGGTGCAGTGGCTCAGCCTGCTGCTGAAGCTGCCAAGGAGATCACTGGAAGTGACATAGCTGCCACGATTGCAGGCATTGGCGTAGGTGCTGTAGCTGCTGGAGGGGCTGGCAGGGTTGCAGGCGCTATAACGGCTGATAGAGCTCCTGTAATCACCATGGAGCAGGTCAAACAGCGTGCTCAACGATCTTATACGGCTATGGAAGATGCTGGTGTGTCTATCAAGCCTCAGAGCGCATTGAGAATGGTTGATGATATTCGTAACAATCTGGAAAAGGCTAACTATCTTCCTCAAGACCCTGGTCAAGCCAAGATTAAGGTTGTCTTGGATAAGTTTGAAGATATTATCGGTCAAAAGCGTGTTCCCTTTACTAAGTTGGAACAGATGCGTAGCCTCGCCAACGATGTTAAAGGATCTACTGATCCTAATGTACGCCGACTCGGTGGAGTGATGGTGTCTAAGATTGATGATTATATCTCTAACCTCAATGGTAAGGATATTATCGCTGGTAAAGGCAACCTAGACGAAGCCGTTAAGAACGTCATGGATGCCCGTAAGGATTGGCGCAATCTTAGCCGAGCCAACGTTCTGGAAGATATTCTTGATGTTGCTGCGATAAAAGCTGACAATCCAAGAGCTTCTGAAGCTGAGCTGATTCGTAGAGGTTTTATTAATCTTGCCGCTAACAAAGACAAGATGCGTCTGTTTACGGAAGCAGAGCAGAATGCAATCCGTAGCGTCTCTAAAGGCGGTTCTATGGACTCTCTGCTGTCGTTTATCAGCGGATTTAACCCATTCCGTAGTGAACTGGGTCGGGGTGCTGTTGCACTGACTGCCACTCAGAGTCCTGCCTTGGCGGTTACTTTGGGTGCTGGTGGTCTAGGCGCTGACGCTGTTCAGAGAGCCTTGCGTACTCGTCAAGCTAACCAAGCGATTAGCGGTCTTCTTACTGGAACTACGGCAATGCCTGCTGAGAACCAGGCTTGGAGGGGCTTGCTCACAGGTGCTATGAATCCGCCAGGGCAATGATCGATCCTATAAGTGCTTTTGCGCTGGCTCAAGGAGCTATCAAAGGTGTAAGGGCACTTACGGCTCTCTATAAAGAGGCCAAACAAGCCGGTAAAGAAGTTGCTGACATAGCCTCAGAAGTCTCTGGTCATGTCGGTAAGTTCATGGAGGGCACTGAGAAGCTCCAGAAGATAGAGATTGAGTCCAAACTAGCTCCTCCAGATCCTGCCAAGAGCATCCAAGCGCAGGCTTTTGAGAACATCATGCGTAGGCATGAGTTACAGAAGATGGAGACTGAACTCAGGGAGATGCTTATCTATGAGCTGGATATGCCTGGGGTCTGGAAAGAGTTCACTGCTGAGAGGCATAGGCTTACACTTGAACTTGAAGACAGGATGGCTCAAGAGCTAAAAGAGAGACGAATAAAAGAGGCTAGACGATCCAAGAAACTAGAGAAGATTAAGATTAAAGCAGCTATATCCATAGCTGTTTTTCTTTGGTTCTTTGTTTTCTCTGTCCTTATGTATGGTCTTTATCTAGATGCACAGGAGCGTAGGCTGCTAGATAAGTTTGATCGTAAACAGTTTGAATACCTGTGGATCAATGATCCTGATTATGTTGAGTGCTGGAAGCTCTTCCAAGCCACGACGATGCTCCCAAGTTTCTGTAGAAAGGACTAATTATGTTAACTTTATTGTCTACCCTTATCAGCTTCCTCATGGGTGGTCTACCTAAGCTCTTGGACTTTTTCCAGGACAGGTCTGACAAGAAACACGAGCTTGCTTTGGCTGCTATGCAGACTGAGCGTGAGCTTGCTATGCTTGAGAAGGGCTACGCTGCACAGGCTAAGGTGGAAGAGATCCGCCTAGACGAGATTAAGACCTCCAGCAGTGCTGAGACAACCCAGGCCATCATAGGTGCTCAGCAGGCTGAGATGCAGGCTCTGTATGCTCACGATATGAGCCTGAATGAAGGCACGTCTCAGTGGGTTAAGAACCTTCGTGCTCTTGTGCGTCCCCTGATTACCTACGGCTTCTTTGGCTTGCTGGTAATAATTGATTGTCTTCTGTTCTGGCACGGCTTCCGGCAGGATGTAGACTTCGTGACTTTGGCAGACCAGTTGTGGGATAATGAGACTCAGGCGCTGTTTGCTTCCATTATTGCTTTCCACTTTGGTGGGCGGGCTTTTGGAAAATGATAAGCGACA